TAACATTTCATTGGGACACGTACAAACCAATTCATCCCTCGATATTTCACCCGTGTCTGGGTCTATATCTTTGTAGCGGATCATGGTAGGGGTTTCTTGCATTTATTATGGTTTATAAATTACTACTGATACTTTCATATCCCTTAATTCCGTTTGAATAATCTTTTTAATTCTATCCCAATCTCCACCTGCTAATCCAGCACCAATCTTAGGTAAGCCAATATGTTTACCTTTAAACTGATGATTGATTTTACGCATACATAAAGTTAAAGCTTCATAATCAATTGGATTCCATACTCCATCTACATGATTCCGGCCATAACGATATTGAGTATATGAATTTACAACAATAATTGGTTGAGTATCTGGTTGTCCAACTGTTCGATGGTTCATTACTACAGGTTCCTTTGACATTGGATGCTTGAACCAAATATATTTTTGTTCATAATCAATCGTCCCAAGTTTATTAATGTCTCCTTTATTCCCAGTTTCATGCTCATATGGTTCGCCATCTTCGTCAACTCCTGTTTCAAAAATGATCTCCTTTTCAAAAAAATTACATTCAAAAACTAGTGCCATCTGAGGGGCTATTCCAGCTCCCATTGTACAGAAGCAATTACAACCATGTGTAATTACATCAAATGTACCTTGTGTTGCTAACTTAATTAAGTCGCCTTCTATTTCCTGATAGTTCATCTTAAAATACGTTAAATTGTGTTACGATTTGTTTTGCTTGTATTTCTGCATCAGTGTCTTCGGAATCTTTTACGACATTTTTTACAGAATTAGTTGTAAAAATTTGCTCAAAATATTCTCCTAATTGAGCAAAACCCGCACTGAAAATACCATGGGTGACAACTAAATAAATTTTAGCTGTTGGCCGACTTGCTTTAATTGCTTTTGCAATTTCAATAAATGTACGACCACCATCGCAAATATCATCAACAATAACATATTTTAAATCATTGTGTTGATCTAAAACAGGTACCTCAGTGTGAAGGATTTGTCCCGTTTTAAGGTCTCGTACTTTGGTTGCTGTGATAATTTTTTCAATATCAAATTCCTTAGCAACGTCAAATACTTTCTTGTATGCTCCAGCGTCAGGTGAAACTAATACGATTTGATCTTCTTCATCGTCTCCAATCATATATGAAAGTGCATCATCTACTAAAGCAAAATTATCAATTTTATTAAAGTTATTCAAACATGCTTCCAATACATCTGAATGTGGATCCATTACTGTCACTGATTTAAAGTTCAGGGAGTTGATGATTGGGCAGATAACTGATTTTAAATAGTTGTTTGATCCCTCTCCAAATTTTCTATCACTTCTACTTCCTAGGAAGTATGGTGTGTATAAATGTATTTTTTCAATGTTTAATTCTCGTAAGGATGCTACGGCGCAGCAAATCAACTCTAAATCTTCAAAATTATTTAAACGAGATTTAATGAGTATTTGATAATCAATATTAGGGTTTAAGTATCCCTTAATAAGTCCAATTTGGGTACCTTCAAATTGCAATTGTTGTTGCCCATCAGGAAAATTGGAAATTTTATATTTGATTTCTGATTTTTCTAGGTCTACTAGATTTAATACTTTCGTGAATGTTTTTATTTTAGTTACCATCTTCTTCGTTTGTGTCTTTACTATAAGCAATCATTTCTTGTAACAAATTGTATTTATGATCTCCTACTACTTCATAAAAGTCATCGGTTAAACAATCATCTTCATCTCGATATTCTACAAGTTCATCAATTGGTTCATAATACTCAATATCTGACCATTCATCTGTTGCAACCGCTGCTCCTATGAAACTATATCCTTCGTCTTCGAAAGTACATTTAAATGTAAAGCCTTTATATTCTGATTGCAAATATTCAGTTAGTTTATTGAATAACTTCTCAGGAAAGGACCATGCTGTTGTCCATGTAATATTTACAGTAGTATCATATTGGTCGACGTCATCGAAATAGATCCATTTAGCACCGAGATGATCAAGATAATATTCTCTCGTATCTTCTTTATTCGGATATAAATTGTCCAACATGATATTGCAACTTGCTTCGATTCGCTCGCCGTATGTTACATTTTCATCAATCGTATTTCCAATCCATTCTGAAAACTTTGCTGAATCTTCTTGATTCGCAAATTCAATCTCCACATAGGTATAAACGTGATTTGCCATTTCTTACTTTTTTTATATTATAAGAAATTACTTATTAGAATCCAATTGTTCTTTCAGGTAAATATCAATAAGATCCTTTGTCTTAGTTAAGTCTTGTTCGAAGGAACCTTTATGCCGGCATCTTACAATGCGTTTAATGATATCGAACTCATATGAATTCAAAGCCCATTCATCTGCAAATTTATAAAGGCTATCTTTGCCTTTGTAATGTGATTGTGTATTTACACTCATTTAATTCCTTTCAACATTTTCTTTTTATCAGATTCACTATAACCATACAATGTTAGAATATGCTCACATTGAACTTTATCCATTAAATCAACATAATCAGTTGCTTCTGATTTGCTAACTTGATAATGCTCGGCAATTTGTTCAATTAAGCTTTTTTCATATTTATCTTCACTCTTACCTTTAACATACTTTGCAAATGCTTTATTAGTTGGCAATAGTTCGTGATATAACTTGTATGTTTCTTCTGGTCTTAATAGACCAATTGTATATGTCTGAAGTTCATTAACTAGTTCCGTTAACTCCATTCTCATGCTCAGCCAACGGTTAATAATAAACGGACTAAAGCGCTTTTGATCTGTTTCTGACCATTTACCCCACTCTTTCTTCTTGCTCGTTAAACCATCGATAAAATCAAAAATTGATGCGCCTTTTTTTTCTTCTGACATATGTTATATATTGTATTTTTTACGATATTGTTCTTCTAATCTTGTACCCATTCCGATTTCCAAAATAATTGCATTATCAGGAATACCGATTATTCTTTTTGCATTTAAAATATCATCGATACATTTGTTACGAAAAGTTTTTATCTTGGTCTTTGCGTTGCTACGATTTGATGTTTTAAATACAATAGATATTAAATCTTTATGTGGTGATATTGACATTAAATTTCGCCTAATAAGTTAACAAACATAGCCATGATGTTAATTTCCTTATCAACAACACTAGCATCTTTAAATTGAGCTTCTGCAATGATTAAAATGCATGGTGCAATGTGTCCATGGGCAAATTCATCCAAATTATCATATAAGAATGTATACATTGGAGTAAAATCTCGGACTTTGCTATCTGCAATGCATTGACGAATCTTAGTAAAGGCTGCTTTTTTGTCTTTTGCATTTTTAAGCATATCCAACACTTCGGTCATGTAATTTGCCTGGATTGCACTTGCTTTGTCTAATTGCAATACTCCATTTACTACTGATGCTTGTGCTGCATTGATAGCTCGTCGGACATCCGGATATGATGCATTGATAATTGCAGCAATATCTTTGATGTCATATTGAACACCTTTTTCATCTAATACTGTAACTAATCGTTTTGCAACATCCGTTTTATTTGGAGGTGTGATTGCAAATGTCTGACAACGTGATTGAATTGGATCAATAATCTTTTCAACATAGTTACATGTTAAGATAAATCTCGTTGTTTTGCTATATGTCTCCATTAAGTTGCGTAGAGCTGCTTGGGCATTTGGTGTTAAATAGTCAGCTTCATCTAGAATGATGATCTTCCAACGACGAAATCCAACTGTTGATGCATAGCGCTTAATTTTATCTCGAACCGCATCTACTGAGTTTTCATCAGATGCATTAATATACATTAAATCAGCATCCACACTACCTGCAATAATCTTTGCCAAGGTAGTTTTACCAGTTCCTGCAGATCCGTAAAATAATAAATGCGGTACATCTCCGTTTGCAATGAAAATTTTAACTTTTTCAATAATGTGCTCATTGCCAATATACCCTTCTAATGTATCCGGGCGGAATGCTTCTACCCAAAGTGTATTTTCTGTATTTCCTATCATATATTTGTTATTTACCCGTTGATCCAAATCCTTTATCTCCACGCTTAGTTCCACCTACAGATCCAACTGATATCCATTGTATTCTTTCAATTGGACATAAAACTAATTGTGCAATGCGTTCTCCTAAGTTAACTTCAAATGATTCCGTTCCATGATTAATTAGAATTACACCAATTTCACCACGATAATCAGAATCAATTGTACCTGGACTATTTAATACCGTAATTCCATGTTTTAACGCCAATCCACTTCGCGGTCTAACTTGGATTTCATATCCCGATGGAATTTCCACAAATAATCCGGTTTTTACTAATTTGAACTCACCTGGTTCTAGAACGATATCTTCATTGCTTCTAACATCTAGACCAGCACTTCCCCCAGTTTCATATTGAGGAAGTGCATTGTCTGATTTATTTACTACTTTTACTACCATTTTAGTTTTGAAGCATTACTAACCAATAAGTAGATTCGAAATCTGCACCCGTAAATGCAATTCTAGATAGACCATCTGGTGATACCTTTAATTCTCCAGCATCGCCGCGGTTTGCAACTAATACTTCTTTTAATTTATCTGCAGAGAAACATACAGGATCCATATCAGCACCAGTTGTATTTCCTACTTCAAATGTGATATTATCAGCATTTACTGTCGTGTAATTGATAATAAACTTAATAATACCATTCTGAACCTGTACTGCAAAGTTTTTAGCATCCGGTAATGCATTTTTTGCTTTGATAAACTTGCTAATGAATTCTTCATTAACCGGAATAGTTACAGCATAATCTGGTTCTGCATTAATGGAAGGAACTGCTGGAATAACTGTCGTGTCTGCTAGCATAAATGTTGCCTTAGTGCTTCCTTCTGAAATCTTCATTGCATAATTCTTACCAGCTGCATTTTGTACATCGATATTAATATTCTCACCAACTGCACCGAGCATTTTAATTAATGCACCTGTATGGTTGATTCCCAACATACCTGTCATAAATGGAGTGGTATTCCATTTGATTTTACCTACTATGGTTTGATCCATATCGATCAACTCACACCCAATAGCTCCATCAAGTTCTTTAAGAGTTACTGCTTCGCAATTTCCAGCAAGGAAATAACGGTTAATAAATGATTGTAATTTACTTTTTTCCATTTTTTATCTAGTTTTAAAATTTGAAGAATTCATTGAATTTAACTGCATCAGTGGTTGAAATACTATCCCCGCCGAATTTTTTATACGTCTTTTTATATGTTTCATATACATGCATTGCGTTGTCTGGATCTGAGAACATATCGTGTAATGATAATATTACATTGAATAAATCCGTTGGGATTGCTGTTTCTAACAATTCAACATGACTGTCAACAATCTTATCAATATCTTTTCCCATGTTTACATACAAGTGTGTATTATGAACAACCATTCTAGGCATACCTTCTTGCGAATAACGATCTAATCCGTCAACTGTCTTGCCGCCTAAGTATTCATATGTAAAATCTTTACATGCTGGGCAATTTATACTGCATGGAACATGTTTAGTTTTGTCAATAGTAATATTACCACCTTTTCCTTGTCGGATATGTGATTTTCTACGATATTCTGCATCTTTTGGGAAATACAATTCCGTAAAGGTTTGTGTTTTATAATTCGTAGAATGAAGATATGTTCCATATACTGGATATTGTCCTGGTGAGGAAGAATCTGTAGATAATTGAACTCTACCATCTGTTAATTCATTTAATAGTTTTTGCAAGGTAGATAAAATATAAAAATCCGAAATCTTGCTAATTCCTAATAAGTGAATAAACTCTACATGTTTCTTTTCAAATTCTCGTTCTTGCAACATTAATGCCACAACATACATGAAATCTACTAGTTTCTTAGGACCACCAATACACCAACCATTAAAATCAAAGTCTTTGAACTTATGATACCATACACTATATTCATCTGTATATGTACCTTGAATTACATTTAAGAATTTAGTTTTACCTGATTGATGTTTCTCAAACCATTTAAAGTTGTCAAATGAAATATCCATTGAGTCTTGAAAACGATTTTCAAATGTAACTCGGGGTGGAATATCTAAATTTGCTGCGACATCTGAATTAGCTTCTAACCAATGGAAGATTTTTTCGCGAATTGTGCTGTCCCATTTCAATGCTCCGGTTGCAATCTGGAATCCTCCTGAATCGCCAAACACTAATACATCTTTATCTAATCCCATTTGATCGCGGAAATCCATTTTCTTGTAATGATGACCTGCGGTAATTAGGAAATAAGGATGTCGCCATTCTTCTGGGTAATCTTTTCCAAAGAATCTCATCGTAGTGCCGTCTGAGAACTTGGTATCCTTCTTGAAAGCTGAAACCATGGATCCTGCTGACAATGATGGATAATAAATGAACTTTTTACTCATTGTATCCTTGTTTGTTTAATAAATACTTACAATATTCTAATTCATGCCATACATTAATTTCTTGTGGCATTTTATTAGCAATAATATACCCTTCCATTCTACGACCTATATCTGCAATCTCTGCAAAGTTATAATTGTAATTTGGCGTAAATGTACTGATAGCAAAATTCAATGTTTCTAGTGCATCTTGTACATTGAATGGGCGATATAACTTATCTTCCGGAATAAATTCAGGAAATGATCTAAAATTTGGAAATACTAAATCACAACCAAATGCTGTGGATTCTAATACCGTCCATGATACATAATCTTGCAATGAACTATTGAATTGAATCTTTGCTGTTGCTAATTCAGTATAATATTCTTCTTTTGTTAGGTTACTTAATAATTTAAATCTAGGTTGACGTTCTGCTAATGATTCCATTGCTTCAATCACACCTGGTAACATTGATTTAAATGTTTTACCTGATGTGGTTATATGCCAAACATATCCTGGATATTTTTTTAGAAATTTCTCAGCAACTTCCAACATAAAGAATGGATTCTTTTCTTTGTCTAATCGACTTGAAAATACTACTTTATTTTCCTTAGGTAACTTTGCATTTGGTAATTTAGCTAAAGTCATTTCATGATGTAATGGTAATGAAACAACATGAATTGGTGCCTGGAATCCAGCATCGCGAAGTTGATCTCGGTGAATCGTGGATCCTACAAAGATACCTGTCATTCTTTTATCTAAACCTAATTCAAATCCACGCATCCAACTACGCATTGGCCAAGTAAAATCATATTCATCTACACTTTGTGCATGAAGCATTGCATATATGTCTACATTGATACCATACATATCCAATGCATAAATAATTG